CTCATCCTCAGTTAAACCAAGTGCAGAAAGTTTTAATAAAGCAGATTGATATGCTATTTCCTTAGCAACCTTTGTTGCTTCTAACTCTGCTTCAAGTTCAATAAGTTTAGCATCTACTTCTTCTTGAGTTGGTGGTGTTTGTTCTTCATCTTCCCAAACAAGACCATCAAGAGTGTTACCGACCATATGCCAATGTGCATCTGGTCGTAGTGCTGTTATTGCTTCTGCTATATGCAATGTCATTATGGTGCTACCTCCATAACCATAATAGAAGAATAGTTTGAATATTGAGATAAATAGTTTGTTCCACCATTATCTTCTTTAGTATATATAACTTTATAATATCTTGTTGCCGTACTTGAAGGTGTGTGTTTCATTATTGCAGAAATAGAAGACTGACCATTTGTACCAGAAGAATCTTGTGCAGTAGAATTTCTTCCAATTTCTGTTCCAGTTGTACCACCATCTGTTGTATTTTGTTTTGTAATAAGAGTGACACGACCTGCATTAGCATTTGCTATACCATTAACCATAACAAAAACATAAATATTAGATGTTGATAATTTAGGAGTTATTGCTACTTGAAAAAAAAGTCTTTCAGTACCTGTATCACCCCAAGAAACTGTTCCTGCTGTTTCTGTACTTTGAACCTGTAAAATTTTACCAGGAAAATCCCACTTCAAACCAGTTGCTTCACCTGATGCTGCAGTTAAAACATTTCCATTAGCACCAACAGCCAAACGACCAACCGTATCAGCAGCCGTACCAGCCAACAAATCACCCTTAGCATCAATTACTGTTGGGGCAATAGTGTTAGCAATATTAAACGGTGCATAACAAACCACAGTCACAATATCGCCAGCAACCAACGCGGTTAAACCAGTAATAGAAGTACCAGTAGTAGCAGTGTAATCAGAACCACGAACTTGTAGGACACCGTTAATAAAAACTTGTTCCAAACCAACAGTGTAAGAAAGAGTTACAGCATTATCGTCAGTACCAGAAACAGATGTTTCTCCACCTGATGCAGTCTTTTTCCAAGAAGTAAAATTGGCTGTAGTGGAAGCAGCAATATATTCCCAAGCAGAAGTTGCAGTATTATAATATTTTAAAACAGCCATTACATTCCACCTAACATAAACGGATGAATAGTAGGTTCCCACTCAGTATCAAAATCATTAGCAGACTTCTTGATAACCATATCACCTTTACCGCCACCAGTGGGTATACCAAGTGATGCAGCAATAGTTGTGTCAGCCCAAAGAATAGAAGTAGCAGGTGCTGTTGCGCCAACAAAAACACCACTAACACCTGTAGGTCCTGAAGGTCCAGTAGTACCTGTTACGCCAGTTGGTCCAGTCGGACCAGTAGCACCAGTCGCACCTGTAGCGCCATCAACACCGATAGTACCGTTAGCACCTGTTGGTCCTGTAGGACCAGTACTTCCAGTTGAACCAGTTACACCTGTAGGTCCTGTTGCTCCAGTAGCACCATCAATACCAATTGTTCCGTTAGCGCCTGTAGGACCAGTAGGTCCAGCAACAGTAGAAGCAGCACCAGTAGGTCCTGTAGCACCTGTTACAGAGGCACCTGTGGCACCTGTAGAGCCAGTAGGACCAGCCACAGTGCTATCAGCACCAGTGGGTCCAGTAGAGCCTGTAGCACCAGTTACACCTGTAGGACCTGTAGGTCCTGTACTACCAGTGGAACCTGTAATACCTTGAATACCTTGTGAGCCTGTAGGTCCAGTAGCGCCTGTGCTACCTGTAGAACCTGTACTGCCAGTTGCCCCAGTTGAACCAGTAGGTCCAGTAATACCAGTTGCACCAGTACTACCTGTTGCACCAGTTGAACCAGTAGCACCAGTGGAACCAGTAATAGCAGGACCAGTGACACCAATAGAACCAGTTGGACCAGTTACACCTTGAGGACCAATAGGTCCTTGTGTACCGTCAACTTCAATAAGAATATTATTAGGGTCAGTAACACTGACCTCATTAATAGTTTCCTGAATCGTAATCTCTGTTGCCATTTAGCGAGTAACCTCTCCTCTGACAACAAATTTTCCTTCAAGAACTCTAGTCACAACACTTGTGCTAGTTTGAGTTAATTCTAAATCATAAGTATGACGACCAGCAGGTAAATCTGTTGTATTTGCTGCAGTTAAAGATAAAGTTACAGTACCACCTGCAGAGAAAGATATTCTACTATTAGCAGTGGTCAATTCGATAAGAACAGTGTCAGCATTAAGGAAAGAACGAACTTGCATTTTGGCTGTATAGTTGCCAACTAAATCCCAGGCAGTACCATCAGTTTTAATTGTAAAAACTAAACTGAAAGTAGAACCTTGGTCACAGACCATATTATATCTACCAGCCATTATTTCTTCTTTCTTGCTACAGCAGCGTTATCTACTAGATTCGGATACTTTCTACCAGCAGCCTTAGCACGAGCCTTAGCGCTATTAATCTGTGAAGGTGTTAATTTTTTAGAAGTTTTCTTAGGGTTCTTCTTATCCCAAAATGCTGTTTTCTTTTTCACCATTTCACCTTATCTGCCCAGTATGCTGCAGACATTTTGCCTTTAGCAATATTTTTTGCGTGACGTGCTTTGAAAGATTTTTGACGTGCTGTAGGTGTTCTATCCCCAGTTACCCCTTGTTGTCCAAAGCGGATTGTCTTAACCTGTGAACCAGACTTAGCAACAACAACGTGTGACTTAGTTGGATGGCTAGGGGTCCGCTTTGGCTTGTTATAGCCAGAGACTCCAACACGTTTTAAACGTGAGTCTTTTGGCTTCATAATTACTTCTTAGGTTTCTTAGGTGTTGCTTTTTCAATGCTTGATGGTACAGGGTTAATGTATGCTGTTTCGTTTTTCCCTTTAGCATTAGCCATTGAATGGTCTACGTTAGGATAATTACATCCACAAGTTGTACACATATTATTTCTTCTTTCCCATTTTCTTCATTTTAGCCATAGGTTTTTTCTTCATATCGGCTTTCTTCATGTCCATCATCTTTTTGCCTTTAGGCATTTTTTTACCGTACATCATATTATGCTCCGTATGCTCTTCCTGTTTTGTTTGATATATCTATTGCCTTACGAATATCCTTCGTCTTAGTCGTATCAGGTTGAATACCCTGTGACCTAGCCTGACGATATAACGCAAGTTCATTGTCCCACTTTTTAGCAGACATAGTTAGTCTACTAGATGCTTCCCCAGGATTCAAATCGACTGTGGAAGCCTTGCAACCAAAACAACCCTCAACATACTCAGGATGTTTTTTAATTCTGTGTAAACTCATTTGTTGTCCCCAAACGTTTTTCAATCCTATTAATAGCGTCCTTCATAGAAGAACCACCATTGTTACTTAACTCACCGTCTAGTCTGTTAAGTCTTTCCATAACCCCTGGCACAGGGTCTCTACCTGGACCACCAGGCTCGCCTTCCCAATCTCGGCGAAACTTTTCCAACCATTCCATCATAGAACGAGTCTTTCGAACTGTTGGGGCAATCACAAAAAACACAGAAGCAATTGCACTTGCAGTTGCACCTGCTACAAGAATGTTCTCTATCATCCTTCAAAGTTACTTTCAGTAATGCCGATGCCAGCGTTAATAAGTGCAGTCTTTTGGTCTGACGTAACATCGTGTTCGTGTCCTCCTGCATAATATTCACTAGAAGAATCTATTTGGTCAGTTGATGGAACTCTAAGTTTATAATATGTGTTGCCAATTTTTAACACACTAATTCCTCGGTCTAACTTGTACCGATAGAATAAACCAAACCCTGCTGGTCCTTCAGCAACTGTTGGTGGAAAAAACTTTGGCAATTTAAACTCCTAATAGGTAAAGCCCCCAGTTGCCCAGGGGCTTTAATCTTGATTTGAATCTAACTATGAAGCGTTAATGCTTGATGAAGATTCAATTCTGTATAAGGCTTCTTCACGGTAACGTTTGAATCCTAATACACCGTACCAACCAATTGGGCGCAAGCGCATCAATTTGTCGGTAACGTTTCCGATAACCACATGTGGTTCTTCAGCAACTGCTTCAGCAAGTGCTTGTTGACCAGCAAGGATTGTACGGAACACGCGTGCACTTGAACCACCATCGGTGGCGTTGTACATACGTGGTGATTCGATGAAGTATGCACCTTCGAATGTTCCAATTTCTCCTGCCCAGATGGCATCGTTTGATTGGTATTCGTGAGGTAGTCTCCATGAAGCAGAACCTGTTTCAGCACGAAGGTCGTGTGAAACTTCAGGGTGGATTGCACACCAGTACAATGCACCTTTACGAGCAACTGCTTTGCCTGCACGTAATTTAGCAACTGCTAGACGGATGTCTGCTGCTTTCAAGGTATGTGCACCAGTAACGTTTGTTGTTGCTGTTGCGCGAGTACCTGAAGCGTTGCTTGCGTAGATTACGTTTGTTCCAGCGCGAAGTTCGGTTTGAACGATTTCGTCAATGGAATCTGCCATGTTGAATGCAACGATATTTGCAATCGCTGGGTCAACTTCAGCAAGTGACATTAATTGCAGTTTGCGTGTGGTCAAAACTGCGTTACCGTATTCGTTAAGAGTTACGGTTACAGCAGTTGGAGCACCAATCGCTACTGAATCTGGGTCAACTTGTTCTGATAAAGCAGTTGTTGCTTTGCTTAGGTCGCTGTAGATTTGGAATACTACAGATGAACCTGGCATTGATTGGCGTGCTGGACGTTTGTCAGCGACTGAACGTAGTAATGGTTGAGAGCGAAGTGCGAACTCAACTAGACGGTCGTATGCTTTTTGTACGAGACCTGCACCATTAGATGGTGTAAAGGTTCCTACGTTATCAGCACTTGAATATTGACCGCCACCAAGACCACCGTTAGTTGCAGACGTACCGCCAGATAACGCGGTATATGCATTTGCCATTTCGGTTTATTTCCTTAGTTAGTAGTTAGAGCCTAAATCTCTCCACCTTGTTGAAAAATCATATTTGTGATTTCTTCTGCAGATTCTGCATTCTGTAATCTCAAATATAAATCATCAAGTCCAGCAGGAGACTGGGCATTAGCAGTAACAGAATCGATTTGTCTGAGTGTAGCCAAATCAGGCTTCACATCATCGGGCGTCTGTACTGTTAAACCAAAGACATCAGCATTTTCTGCAATCCAGTTATCGATAACATCTGGATTCGCCTCAATATCTTGAGGAATAAATTTTGCTATCTTTGGACTTACGCCCTTGCTTTCAAGAACTGATTTGATAACGTTGTGACGTTGTTCAGTCTTAATCGAAGAAAGTTGTCCTTCCATTTCGGAAAGCATTTTAGATTTAGTTTTCAACTCCTTACGAAGTTGCTTTAATAAATCGCTTTCTGATTGTTGACTTTGATTAATATCATCATCGTCATCTTCCCATTCTTGATATGTGTTGCTCATCGCAACGCTCCCATTCTATTTGTGTTAGTCGCAAGCCTCATAATAAATCGGGGAAAATATTATGGCTCTTGCTACCAGTCTTGTTACTCTCATAGGGGCTGGTCGGTCCTACTGAGGGTTTAGATTGCGCCTTTTGATTGCTGCGCTAATGAAGCAGTTGAAGTACCTGCTTGTCCACCAAATGTTGCTTTTTCTCTTTCTTGAAGTTTCTTACGGCGTTGTGAAGCCAAACCAAAGAACGCTTCTTGCTCAAGTTCTTTAGAAAGATTAGTTGTATCTTCACCATAAATGCTTGCAAGTTTTTCAGCAGTTGGTTGAACCTCAGCAATATTAGAATATGCTTGCTTAGAAAGAGTACCAATCTGTTCAGTTGATAAACCAGCAGTAGTTAACTGTTTTTCAAGTTGACTAATGTTTTCTTCAGCAACATCAACTTTACTTGTTGCAGCACCAGTACGAATGTATGCTTTACGAAGACTTGTATCTAACTGGTTGATACCTTCAGGTCCTTGCATCAAAGCAAGAGCAATTTGTGAACGTTGTTTAGTTGGGTCACCAACACCATAAGCACCTAAGTAGTTACCTAATTGTGCTCTTAATTCACTTGGTGCATTATCAATTTTACTAAACACATTATCAACACGAGCCTTGGCTTCGTCAATAGAAACAGCACCACCAATTAAAGCAGTGTAAGTATTTTGGTTAGCAAGTTCACCAAGATTATATTGGCTAAACAAATCACGATAAGTTTGTTCAGCAGCAAGATATTGTGCAGGATTATATACTGTTAATCCTTTTGCTTTACGACCTTCATTACCAGCAAAGCGTGTTTTGTATGCTTCAGTAGTAGGCAAAAGAAGAGAGGCTTCTTCAGAAGAATAGCCTTCTGTCATAAACTTTTTAATATCAGGAATTAAACTATCTAAACCATTGTCTTTAAATTCTTTTTCAAGAAGAGCAAAAGCACTACGACGGTTTGCTTCTCTTGTTGATTTTTCAAAAGCATAAGGGTCATAGGTAGTAGCAGGAGTAGTAGGAACTGAAGTGTCACCATACACGCCAGATGGATAAAGAATTTTATTTATCTGGTCATCTAATGCTGTAAGTTGTGCTTTAGTAGGATTGTTAGGAATAGTAACATTAGCATTTCTACCTAAAGATTCAGCAAGAGCAACTCTTTCATTTAAATATTCTTGACGTGTTTTTTTAGCCACTTATCTTAATCCAAAATCTTGAAGAATCTTATTTGCATAACCTGCTGCCTCTTCACGAGCATTAGTTGTGTACTCCCATTGTGGACTACTACGTAACACTTTATTAAAATCAGTAAAGTTAAGATTATTTGTTAAAGCATTATCAATATATCTATTATCAAGTTTAATTGTATCAGGATTAACTTCCAAAACATTAGCCATCTTATTAATGTATTGTGAAGCAATATCTCTAACAGTTAAACCTTGGTCAATAAATGGAGCAAGATTCTGATATCTAAACTTAGCAGTATTTTGTATTTTAAGTTTAGTTGTTTCTAAAGCATTCTTATCTGTCAAACCACTAACAGCAAACTTACGCACATCAGCATCAGATAAAGCAACATTGTAATCTGCAGCAAGTTTACGAAGACTAGCAAGATTAGTACCAACAACACCGCCAACATTTTGAATACCTTTAGTATCAATATATCTGTCAACAAATTTTGCAGCAAGTAACTCACGGTCTTCTTTAGTAATACCAGGAGTTGAAACTTGGGTAGTAGTTGTGCCTCTTCTAGTGGTTACTTGTTTAGCAACTTTACTTTTCTCAAGTTTACTTAACTCTTTATAGTATTGTGCAGCATCGGCAGGGTTAGCATCAACACCAACAGCGTCGCGAATAAAGGTATTAAAATCTTCATATGCTTGTTCTTTAGGAGTAATAGATGGTTGCAAGAAAACACTTGTACCATCACCCATTCCTGATATTTCTTTATTGTATTCAACCTCACTAACAAGCCAAGTAGTAAAAGGTTTTTTTGTTACACTGTTAGAAACAGAATAGTTTTGAACAAGTTTATTCCAAGCAGTATTAGCAGAGTCTGCTGTTCTATAATTACTATTAGGATTATACTGTTGAAGTATTGTTAAGATTTCATCCTTAGTTGCTTTGTCGCCCTTAACAAATAAGTCTTGTGCTGCACCTAAAGTATATTCTTTACCTGCAACAGGAATCTTTGCAATGTCATTTAAATCAGTAGGAAGTCTTTTAGTTACAGGTTTACTCATACCACCGCCACCACTTAAAATATTAGTTTCCATTCTACTTCTACTAGGAATCATAGTAGGTTTTGTTCTATTTACTAACGATGTTGCTTCAGGTAAAAACTGATTATATCTATCTTTTTTGTATGTAGACCAAGCAGTGAACCCATCTTCAGTTCCTTGCTTTCTTCTTTTTCTTTCTTCATAAATAGCAAGTGCTGCTTTAGCGTTAGTTAAAGGGTCAAGTAATTCTTCATTAGATTGAATGCCTAACATCTCACGACGAGCAGCACCTAAATCACCAATCATATTGATTTGAAATATGCCATAAGATAAGTCACCTGTTTCAGGGGTATTTCTTATCTTGTTAGCATCAAGTGGTTCATTCTCTGCTAAAGCAATAGCAACCATTCTTGGCAAAACTTCTTCAGGAAAACCAACTTCTCTTAAAAGAAAAAGAACTTCATCAAGATTTAACTGTCCTGTTGCTATCGCTTTACTCGGCATTTAAATCTCCAAATTTATCTTTATCAAGAAATCTGTCATACCAAAGACCAAACTTTGGTGAACTATTCTTTAACTCACGAACCTTCTTATCAACTTCATCTTTAACAAACTGGTTACTTTGAGCATCAATATTTTGTGAAGGCATATCTTTAAGATAGTCAACAACTTCTTCCCTGAAAAGCATATACTCTTCAAGTGCTTTAAAGGTAGGGTCAGATTTATACCAGTCTGATTCAGTGAACTTTTTGTCACTTAACACAGTATCAATTGCTCTTAAAGTACCTTTATATTTATTTGCTTGAATACCTAAATCATACTCATTAAACCAAGTAGGGTTAACAGTTTTTTGTTCTTTAATCCAAGCATCTCTTTCATCCTTAAGGAATCCAGCACCACGAGAATTGTAAGAATCAAAACCGTTCTGTTGTACTTTAATATCAAAGCCTTGCATAAACTTATTGTATGCCATCCAGCCTAAATCTATCTTAGCATTCTTGCTTGATTCTTCTAAAGAAATTGTTTCTCTGTAAAAATCTCCACCAGTACCTGGTTTGTTTTTTAACTGGAAATTATATGCTGCCCTATCAAACGTATTGTTTTCTCTGTCAACACCCCAAGCGTTAGTGATAAGGGTTGTTACATAAGGGTCTTCAGTTTGAATCTTAGCAACAAGGTCACGATGCTTAACTAATTGTTCAGCAGAAACTGCTGTGGCTTCAGCACCTGTGGTATTTTTTGTTGGGCTAGTAATAATCATTTCATAATAGTCTGGATAGTTTTCATAAAATAAAGCATCTGCTTTTTCTATGCCATACTTTTCTGTGTAAGTTCTGTATATGTCAAAGTATGGTTTGTAGTCAAGGCTAAGATTTGGAATAACAGCCATTACTTGGTTTATTCCAAGACGTAACATGAAATGCCAAACTGTTCTGTTTACAATTTCATCAGGTGTTGCTTCATCAATTCTTGTGCCGTCTCTAAACTTTTGATTCTCAACGGCTAAGATTTTATTAGCAGTTGTTAAGAATACACCGTCATCAAGTTTTCTTGTTGCAGAGACACCACGTTTAGTCCATGCTGGAAGTAGCATATCGTAAGATACAAACTCTTTAGATGGACCATATGGAAGAACATATGTGTCAACAAATCTTCTAATTGGTAAATTCTTACCAGTTGTTTCTTTATACTTTGCATCAAGATAAGGGACAGCATTAACTAAGTTAGATGCGCTTACTTGAATAATTGGACCAGCACCAGCGTTCCACCAAGGTTCGCCAGCAAAAGGAATATTTAAACGAGTAACAGGAAAAGATACACTTGCTAACGCATTGAAGAGTTTAGTGTTTCTCCAAGAGTTAGGTACTTGCATTGTGATTAAAGGCTCACCTGTTTGTGGGTCTTTATCTA